TTTAGCCATATACATTTCATTCAACTTATCTTGCTGAACATATTGAATAGGGTCTTGATAGCCTGCATCAATAAAGCCTTTTACTCTCATACTAGATGAAGGAGTAGTAGCATCAGCTAAACCATCTTCTCTATTAGAGTAGCAAGTCCAAGTATTCCCAAAGTCTACTCCAAGATTTACACCTTCAGTAACAATAGCTTCTTTAGACATAGTCAATAGAGGAGCTTCAATAGTAATTCTATTCTCTCTATTAAGAGCTACTAATGCGTTCATTGCACTAACAAACTCATTACTACCATCCCAATAACCGGCAAGGCTATCAACTTCAGCAGCACCATACCAAACAGTATCAGCACCTTTAGCTTCAGCATAAGCACAGCCAATAGTATTGAACAACTGATTGCGGAAAGGTACATAACTTACAGGCTGAGCATCACCAGCCATCTTACTAACATCAGGGTTATCGATATCAGTATTAGTAAGAGAAGAGGTAGGAGCAAGATTCTTAATAAACCCTACATCAGCTACAAAGTGAGTAATAACGATATTAGGAGCTTTCTCCTTTACATCTTCAATCTGATCTCGAATACAATCAATCTCACGAATATGACGCTGACCATAGTTATAAGTAATGAGGTGAATCTCTTCAAAGCCTCTATCTACAGCCATATGTAGTAGGACTACAGAGTCCATACCACCACTAATACTCAATACAAGTTTCTTACTCATCACCTTTAGTATAGAGGCTAATGTCTCCGTTTTCAACTAGTTTCTCATCCTCGTAAGTAGCAACTGCTCGACGATAGAACTCTTGCTTTGCACATTCAAGTACTCCTACAACAGTGTTATATTGAGCATACCCCAATTTCTTTTGACCGTTAAGATAAATCTCAATCAGCTCGTGAATACGATAGTTAAGATCTCCTTCATGTGTAAGTCCTGACTTACTTCTGTCTCTTTCGTTAATGTATGGCATTATTTTTTAGGGTTTTGTGTTTGGAAGAATTCAGCCAACACATCATAGCGTGGTCGAATCTTAGAGTTAAGCTTCTTACCAAGTCCTGGAATTAGGAATGGAAAGAGTCCGTGGAAGAGTGCACATGGCACAACCATAAGGTGCAATAGAGCAAAGTACCAAGCACAGCAAAGGTGCTCAATGTAGTTTAGTTTGCTCTCTTTCAAGTGTCGTGTGAAAAAGTTCATGGCGGTATTATAAGCTATTGATACGGTTAATCAACACTCTAAGTTGACCATAGTTATGCCTATTAAACTTAAGTACAAGTCGAGGCTTATCGGCAAGATCAGGTCTATTGTCTTCTTCAAAGAAAGCTTTACGTTGTGTAATAGGATGACCATTACAAATAGTATCAGCAAACTCAATATTAAGATTTTTAATATCCTCCTTTGTAAGCTTCTTATTAAGACGCATGATTAGATTGTCTTGCACAAATCTATAAGAGTGAAAGTTCCTATAGAAGTTAGTAATCTCTTCAACTGCCTCAACTACATTATCTGTTACCTTATAAAGGTTGAAGTCTTCGCCACTTATGTTGCCATTACCATGAAGTTCCTTTCTAAGTACAGCATCTACACTTCGCCAATAGGAACCACCTGGCTTATCAAGTAGTACGACTGGGTGAAGAGCACACTTACCTGTTTGAACAAGAGTAAGTACTTCAAAGATCTCATCCCAAGTACCAAAACCGCCAGGCATAGCAACTGATGCATGAGCTTCTCTTATAATAGATACCTTACGAGTGAAGAAATAGTTACACTCATAAAATTTAGGATCACCAGCAAGTTGAGAGTGAGTCTGTTCAAAGGGAAGTGTAATACCAAGTCCAAAAGTATTCTCTTTACCAGCAGCATTATTACCGGCTTCCATTATTCCTGGTCCTCCACCTGTAATAGTCATCCAGTTCTTAGCAGCCATTGCTTTAGAAAAGACTTCAGTAGCAAAATAGGCAGGATGGTCTTTTGGTGTTCTTGCTGAACCAAAGATAGTAACTTTACGCCTATCTTTATAAGGGGCAAACATCTCACATGTATGTTCGAGTTCCTTCATCGCCCTGTTCATCATCATAAAGTCTGCTTTATGTACAGGTCCTGTTGCTACTCGCACTGCAGTAGTCATCATCTCTTTGAGATGGTTTGGGTTATCGCAATCGACACTCTCCACGAGCATCGCAATAGCCTCATCGGTTCGGTCATCACCGGTCGTACCAATATGTCTCTTAGCCATAGTTAATCTTTTTTGTTACCTTAAGTATAAGGTCTGAATAACTAATAGCAACTAAAAAAGGTGCTAAAGTTTCCTCTAGCACCTTGATTTATAGAGTTGTATGTATCTTACTGTAGATCTAAAGCCTCATCAGCAAGGGTAGGCTTCTTTTCTACTACCTCTTCCTCTTCAACTTCATCAGGAGTCTCTCCTTCTTCACCACCACTATAAGCCCACTCAGTCTTGATCTTCTCTTCAAGTACAGGCAAGATTGTATTCTCCCAAAGGTCAATATCCTTACGGAAGTTCTTATAGTAACCAATCTTCTTACCACAAGGCAATGTATAGGTAGAACCAGTCTGAACAACTGCACCAACACCTACAGCAAGGTCAAGGAGACCATAGTAACGATCAAGTCCAGTATGGAACGAAAGGAACATTTCACCTTGAAGGTACTGCTTAATGAATCGATTCTTACGAGTCAATGCTCTAATAAGGATACCTGCATAGTTCTTTTGACCTACAGCAGTTTCAGCATCCATAGTCTTACCACCATCACTCTTCATAGGCTTACGAGCCAACTGAACAGTTACAGAAGGAAGATATACGATTGACTTACCACCAGGCATATGCTTCTCAATAGAAGGGAACATTGCAGCAGGGTCATCATAAACATGGTTAGTACAAAGGATAGTAGTCTGAGTAGTAGCACCAAGGTTAGTACAAGTCTGCATAAGAGACTTCATAGCACGAGCTTTAGTACCCATATCGGATGAAGTACTATCTTTACCCATACGACTATGCTCAAGTTCTGACTGAAGGTTACCAAGTGAGTCAATAGCTACGATGAACTTACCCTCAAGTCCTTTTTCCTTAACTGAAGTAAGGAACTTATACAAAGCGTTACGAGTCTGCTCAATAGTAACACAAGGGACATACTTAACCTTGCTAATATCAAGACCAATACGTTCAGCACCTTCCGGATCAACAGCATTCTCAGTATCAAAGATAACTGGAATCAAACCCTCTTTCTGAGCATTAGCCAGAATCTTAAGAACAAACAATGTCTTACCGGTCATTGACTCTCCACCGAGCATTGTTACTCGACCTTTAGGAATACCTCCATGAATAGAACCTGAAACGATAGCATTAAGAACATAACTACCAGTATCAATCCATCCACCTACACGAGATAGAGTACTATCTTCTAGGTAAGTAGCAAAGGGATTAATCTTATCAATAGAGTCAAGAGCCGCTAGGGTATCTTTATCAAAATTACTCATACATAAGTATTATGGCTGCTACTTTATCATAATCAACAAAAAAAGGCTACCGGTTTCCCGATAGCCTTTTATCTTGCTAAGCTTAAATTAATTATGCATCTTCACCATCAGCACCGAAGAGCTGAATTACTTCTGGCTCTTCAGCAGGAGCTGGCTGAGCAGGAGCAGGATTGTTGATAGCGTGATACTGAGCAGTAATCTGCGGAGTAAGCTTTACAGTAGAGGTAACGATGTTAGCCTTATTGAAGGTCCATTCGTTATTCTGCTTATCACCATCAATGAACTCCATAAAGAGATAAGGGAAGGTCTGAACTTGAAGTTGACCGTTCTGTGGGTCCGGCTGGACGTGAACGATAACTGGATTATTAAGAGTCAAAGTCTTTGCGGTAGAACCGGTCTCAACTCCAACAACGGTGCGGCCAACTTGGTCCACAATAGCAATGATTTCTTTTTGATCACTCATACAACCATATTATGGATGCTATCTACAGATAATCAACTACTTGATTAAAAAAAGTTCCTTCTTAAATATGTGTATGCTTAACCCACTAACAGGAAAGACTATTTTTGTTCAGATAGCTTCTTATAGGGATAGTCAGCTACTACCTACTCTTCATGACCTTATTGATAAGGCTGATGAGCCAGAGAATCTTAGAATTTGTATTTGCTGGCAGCATAGTGAGGAGGATTATTGGGATCACTTAATGGAGTTTGAAGGTGATGATAGGTTTACTATTATTGATGTTGATGCTAAAGATTCTAAAGGTGTATGTTGGGCAAGGAATCTTATACAACAAGAGTATAATGATGAAGATTTCACATTACAGTTAGACTCACATCATAGGTTTGTTGAGGGTTGGGATACATTGATGAAGAATCAGATCTTACAACTACAACTACATGGTCATGAGAAGCCTCTGATTACTGGTTATATGACTGCTTTCCATCCTGATCAAGATAAGGATGAATGGGCTAAAGAACCATGGCAGATGCGCTTTGATAGGTTTACTCCTGATGGTGTTATATTCTTTAGACCAGAAGGTATACCAAACTGGCAAGAAAGAACAATGCCTGTACCTGCAAGGTTTTATTCAGCTCACTTCTGCTTTACATTAGGAACTTTTTGTTTAGAAGTTCAACATGATCCGAGATACTACTTCCATGGTGAAGAGATTAGTATTGGTGTTAGAGCTTATACTCATGGCTATGATTTATTTCACTCTCATACTCTTGTATGCTACCATGAGTTTAGTAGAGACTACCGTCCTGATAAGCATTGGGATACTTATAGTAAATTTACTAAGCATAATAAAGAGACATATAAGTTGATGAGAGGTTTGCTTGGTATTGATGGTGAGTCTTTGTCTGAGGAAGAGACATATGGAACTTACGGTCTTGGAAAAGTTAGAACTATTGCTGATTGGGAACAATATGCTGGTGTAAGGTTTAGTGATAGAAGTGTTAAGCAACCTACTGCTGATGGTGAACTTCCCCCTGTCGATAAGGAACTACCCTTTAATAAAGTTTTCAAACATTGTATAGATATACCAGCTGTCGACCTTGAGGGTATTAATTTTGTTGCTGTTATCTTAAAAGATAAAGACGGTAATGATATCTACAGACGTGATCATACAGCTGAAGATGTAAAGAAAAATACTCATGGCGACTGGTCTAATTTATGGGTTGAAGACATAGTACCAACTAAACCTGCAAAATGGATTGTATGGCCTAATGATGGTGAGTGGGGAAAGATGCAAAGTGGCACTCTCTAAGAACAAGATTAAATAAGTGCATGTACGAGGACCGCACTATCTTTATTCAAATTGCATCTTATAGGGATAAGGAACTGAGACCTACAATCGAGAACCTACTTAAGACCTGTAGGTTTCCTAACACTCTGCATATTTGTATTTGTCATCAACACCATCCTAAAGATAAATGGGATCACTTAGATGAGTATAAAGATGATCCTCGCTTTACTATTATCGATATTGACTCTCGTAAAGCAAAAGGTGCATGTTGGGCTCGTAATAGAATTCAACAAGAGTATGCAGGAGAAGATTTTACCTTTCAGTTAGACTCACATCATAGGTTTATTGATAACTGGGATGTTGAGTTAAAGAATATGTATGCGCAATGTGAACTTAATGGTTCAAAGAAGCCTCTTATTACATCTTACATTCCTGCTTATGATGCAGATACAGGTAAGCCTATCGACAATGAGCCTTGGGCATTGAACTTTAATTACTTTGGTCCAGAAGGTCCTCTCCATACAATACCTGCAACCCTACCTAACTGGAAGAGTATGGGTGGTCCAGCTAAAGCAAGATTCTTTTCAGCTCACTTCGCTTTTGCTGATGGTGCCTTTAGTACAGATGTACAACATGACCCTGAAATGTACTTTCATGGTGAAGAGATTAGTATTGCAGTAAGAGCCTTTACTCATGGTTATGATTTGTATCACCCACATAAAGTTATTGCTTGGCACCATTATGGTAGACAAGGTAACCCTAAGCATTGGGATGATAAAAAGGATTGGGGTAAAGCCAATCAAAAGTCATACTCTAGAGTAAGAAAGCTCTTTGGTATTAAAGGTGAGAAGTTTGCAAAGGGTGAATGTAAAAGGAAATATGGCTTTGGTAAGGAAAGAACATTGGCTGAGTATGAGAAGTATTCTGGTGTTCGCTTTAAGGATAAATCTCTACAACAATATACTCTCGACAATAAGCTTGCTCCTAACCCTATTATCGAAGATAAAAAGGCTTATAACAAATCTTTTAAAGGGCATTTTAAGTACTGTATTGACTTGAATTTTGATCAGGTACCAAGTGATGATTATACATTCTGGGCTGTAGCATTCTTTAACGATAAGGGTAAGGAAGTGTATCGTGAAGATGCTGATAAAAAAGAGATTGAGCGTTTGAGGCACGATAAAGACGGTTATATCAAACTCTGGAGATCTTTCCCAACATCAGACCATGTTACTAAATGGAGGGTATGGCCAGAAAGTAAGAGTAAAGGTTGGGAGGATCCAATCGAAGGACATATAGGATGAAGACATTACTACTAACTTCCATTTATAGTAAATTGTATGGAACAGATTTAGGTGGTCGCACTAGTCGTGACCATCATTATAAATGGTCTTTACTAAACATTCTTAATACTAAACCTACAAAGGTGGTATGCTTTACAAGTGAAGAAGAGTTAGAGGAACTTGAAGCATGGTTCTACCATATACATAAGGTGGATAAGGAACTGCTTGAGTTTAGAGTTTACGATCTTTATAAATGTGAGCATTACGACTTAATACAAAGGAACAAAGATGTAGAGTTCGTTAAGAGTCATGATAGGTGTCATGAGATACAATATATGAAGTTTTTCTGGTCAAGACTTATTGAGGATAGGCATGATTATGATAGAATGTATTGGATTGATGCTGGTCTTTCTCATGGTGGTTTGTTCCCTGACGAATATATGATGGGTGATCAATGGGAGAGGCATTTCCTTATTAACCTCTTTACTCCTGATCTATTATCTAAATGGAACGAAGAGTCAAAAGATAGGATTGTTATGTTTTCAAAGAACAATGATGGTAGATACTTCTGGTCACAAACTATCCCACCTAAGTATTACAAAGAGTTTGATAGAACAAGACATGTTATTGGAGGTATGTTTGGTGGTACTCCAAGGGAATATGATAACCTTACAAAACGCTTTGAAGAACTTTTACTTACTTTATTAAAAGACGAGAACGAACTCTATCATGAAGAGTTAATCTTATCTTGTATGGCAGTTAACACTCCGGGGGAATATAACCTCTTCAAATTTGATGATTGGTATGCTCGTGATGAATGGGCAGATGAAAACATCGTTAACACTTTATTTTACCATCTATTTCTATGAACACAACAATAGTATCAGGTCTATGGGACATTAAAAGACATAATAGAAGCTTTGATCACTACATCGAAGCATTCGAAAGGTTTCTATCTATTGATAAGCCTATGTACCTTTATGTACCAGAAGAGTTAGAAGACTTTGTATGGCAATATAGAAGTGAAGAAAACACTCATATTAAGATCTTTAACTTAGAAGATGTTAAAGGTATGTATGAACCTTTTTGGGATAAGACTCAAGAGATAAGAACATCAGAAGAGTGGGTTAAGCGTGCAGGTTGGTTAGATGACTCGCCTCAATATAGGCTTGAGTACTATAACCCAATTGTACAATCAAAGATGTTTATGCTTAATGATGCATCTATCTTTAACCCTTTCGATACAGATTACTTCTATTGGTTGGATGCTGGTATTACCAATACTGTTCCAGAAGGTCATTTAAGGGATGAACCTGTTCTAGATAGTTTACATAAGTTTACTACAGAAGATGAATTTATGTTCATAGCCTTTCCTTATGAAGCTAATAATGAGATTCATGGCTTTGAATATCCTGCTATTAATAGCTATGCAAGGGATGATGTAAAGTATGTCTGTAGAGGTGGTCTATTTGGTGGTCATAAGAAGGCTATTAACGAAGCCAATGCAGAGTACTATGCAATGTTAAGTAGAACTCTTAATGATGGCTTTATGGGTACTGAAGAATCTATCTTTAGTATTATGGCTCATTCCAATCCATACACATATAGAAGATTTGATATCGAGGCTAATGGATTAATTGTTAAACTTACTCAAGACATTATTGAGGGCAATGCGAAGTTAGCTGATCTTGATGGTAACTTTATTAAGAATCGTTTTAAGACATCTAAGATTGTTCCAGATAAGATTACTAATGAGCTTAAGACAAACTTATACATGTTGACTTTCAATATGCCTGAACAGTTAACACATACCATTAATACAATGGTAGAGACTGAAGGGTTAATGACTCATCCATCAAAGTTTATCTTTGATAACTCTACTGATAAGAAAGCAATGAGAGCTAATCAAGAGATTGCTGAGGCTCATGGCTTTGAATATATTAAGATGGAAGGCAATATTGGTATTTGTGGTGGTAGACAAGCTGTAGCTGAACACTTTGATAAGTCTGATGCTGACTACTATCTATTTTTCGAGGATGATATGACCTTTAATGGTCCAGATCAAGAAGGGGAGTTCTGTCGTAACGGGTTTAGAAAATACATTCCTAATATTTACGAAACGATTCACAAGATTGCTTATGTTGAGGGCTTTGACTTCTTAAAGATGTCCTTTACAGAAGTTTACTTTGATAATGACAATCAATGCTCTTGGTATAACGTTCCTCAAGATATAAGAACAAAATTCTGGCCTCACTATGATAAGTTACCTGTTATGGGATTAGATCCTAACTGTCCAAAGACTGAATGGGGTACAATGAATACAATTGATGGTGTAGCTTATGTTACTGGTGATGTATACTACGGTAACTGGCCAATGATTGTTAGTAAAGAAGGTAACAGAAAGATGTTTATTGATACTAAATGGGATCATCCACATGAACAAACTTGGATGTCACATATGTTCCAATTAACAAAAGAAGGAAAGCTGTCTCCAGCGATCCTTCTTGCTAGTCCAATATGGCACGATAGAATTAAGTTCTATAATGCCGATGAAAGGGTTGAGAGTTAGCGAAGCGATGGTACTTGTTTAGCAAGCTCACGAGCTTCTTCAAGTGCCTTCTGTGCTTTCTTCGATGGTGCAGTAGATGCTGCACAAATCTCTTCAAGTGCTGTTACAATAGTAACAATTGCTTGTCGAGCTGCTTCGATTTGAGGAGATCCAAATTTACCTTCACCTCTATCATCACCATTTACTGTTTGCTTAATAATGCTGAGAAGGGCAAGAGTGCCTTGAATTTGACCACGCTTGTATGCAGGGTGGCCTCCTGGCTTACCATCGAGATGCGGTTTATCTAAGTATGATGATTCATCCATACAGTTATTTATACCCTACTTTGAATTATGCAAATAGATCAAAGAGCTCAGTCTTAACATTCTCAGTAGGCTTACGAATAGCCCAACCTACAGAGTCGTAGAAGCGAGCAATAGACTGAAAGAGAATCTTATCAAACATCTTCTCATAGTCGATCTTGAAGTGCTCGTTGAACTCCTCAGGCCATTCATACTTGAAGCCCATAGAAGCAACACCATACTTGTTAGGAGTCTCAACATACATAAAGCGAACCTTATCACCAGAGCCAATAGCCTCATACTTATTACCAGTCTTAAGCTCATCACACATACGGTTATAGAAGTAAGCAGACTTAGCATGTACTGGCATACCCTTTACAGTTTCCCAATCACGACATTGTACTGCATGCTTCTCGTAACCCTTAACACCCATAACGAAAGCAATCTCTTCAGGTGAAAGAGTCTTAAAAGTATCATATGCTTCGTTGAAGATCTTATTAGTCTTACCCAAGTCTTGAGTAGTAAGCATAGTCTCGATAATACCCTTTGCATAAGGCTTAATAGCATTAGGCATAGTAGTACGAACAACCTCAACACCAGTATACTTGAACTTATTCTCTTTGATACCCTCATCGTCAAGGATATGCATAACGTAGCGCTTCTTCTGAAGGAAGGTAGCAACGTCAGCAATACACTCACGCTTGAATACAAAGCGAGGGTCATTAGTTAAGAGAGCTTTCTTAGCCCAACTAGTAATACCAACGTTAAGATAGTCCTCAATCTCTTGAATCTTATCATAAGTCTCCTGATGAATAAGAGCATCATCTTTAGACTCCCAAAACTTAACACCATTCTTAATAAGAGGGGCGATAGAGATATAAGAAGAGTCAGTATCGTTATATACAATACACTCCTCAAGCTCATGCTCGGAGATATTCTCAGCGCCAACCTCTTCACGAATAAAGTCCTTAAGACATTCGTTAGAATGTTTGATAACTGCCTGCCCAGTTAGAGTAACACTCGCAGCAATATCATCATCACCAATAGGAGCATTCTTGTTACCCATATAACCATAACAAGAGTTAATCAAAATCTTAATGACCATTTGTTGGGTATTGAGGCGCTCGACTTCGTACTTAAGGTCGATATTGCCTGGGTCCTTCTTGAGCTTTTTCTGGTTGGTGAAGAGCTTCTTCTTAATCTCAACACGCTGATTGTAATAGTACTCAAGGAACTCCGGAATAATGCCACGCTTCTTCTGACTAAAGAGGAAACCAGCTTTCGATAATGCACATTCTTCATCTTTAAGGAACTTTACAAAGTCAGGCTTCGATAGTTTAAACAATCTACCTGAGGTATGTTGAATAGTAATCTCATCATCTGAATTCTTCTCAATCTTACCCACTTTAGTCTCAGGAGAAGTATTGAGAGAGATCATCACGTTAGGGTATAGAGAGTTAGCATCGAACGATACAATGTTCTCTTTGAAACCACGCTTAGGTTCAGCGACGTAAGCACCAGGGTTCTTATGATCCTTATTACCATTACGAACGAACGTTGAAATAACTTCACCACGCTTACGAGCCCTAACAGTTAACGCACCATTAATCACTCCAATAGTACCCATAGCACCTTCAAGAGTAGTTAGACCAACATAAGACAACATTCTAAGAAGAGGAATGTATTGAAGCTTCTCCTCAAGTCGAACGAGGAGGTTAACGTCTTGAACGTTGTAGTCGATAAACTTATTCCAGTCCTGATCAGCAAGTTCGTGAAGAGCTAAGCCTTCATAATCGATCTTCTTCTGACCTAACTCAAGTTCACCAATAGCATCCAACTTATACGACTCACGCAACTTAAGACAGAAGCGCTTATACACATCGAGATAGTCAAGATTAGCAACGCCATCAAAGTAGTAACGTTTCTGCTCACGACCAAAGCTACCCATACGCATACGGAAGTAAACATTACGCAAAGGTGAGAGACGATCAACATACTCTTTACCTAAGATACGCTCCATACGATTAACGATGTATGGAATATCGAACCCTTCAGAGTTCCAACCGCTAATAATATCAGGATGCTGCCTTTCAATATACTTAAGGAAGGCTAGAAACATCTCACGCTCAGACTTACAGTAATGATAGATCATATCATCACGACCTTCACCAGTATACTCATGAATACCGAACGTATTGAACTTCTTACTAAAGTTATCCCAAACAGTAATGACGTTACAAACGTGAGTAGGGTCATCTACGTCAGGGAAGCTATCGACAGAGTAGGTCTCGATATCGATAAAGCAGTACTTAATAGGATTACTATTGAACTCAGGCTTCTCATTCTCACCACCATAAGCATCAAGCAAATATTGCTGAGCAGGAGGAGCATTCTCGAAGACTCGCTTTACTCCAGAGTCCTGAAGGAACTTATAACGACCATAACCATTCTGGAATGAACGTTTCTTAACCTTAGTACCAAAGATAGAAGTCTTCTCACCTCGAGGATCTTCTACATAAAGATAAGGCTCAAAAGATACCTCACGACGAATACGATCACCATCTTCACTCCATGCGAACTCGGTAATCGTACCTTCGCGACCGTTATAAACTACGTTCCTGTACATCTAAGTCTATTATAGGATAGTTCCTTATGGATTCCAGCGCTTAAGAAACTTACGAGAAGGATCTCCATATGGAGTAGTTAATGCTTCCATTCGACATCCAATGTTCTCATTACTCTCAAGTCGACGAGTAAGACCATACTCACGAAGCTTACCAATATTCTGATAGTAGCGCTTACGATTCTTGTAGTTAAGAATCCAATCCATCTTCTCTTCAAGCTCTTCACCAGTCTTGAACTTAAGATCATCAGGAGCAGTTGAGTAAGTATGCATATCTTGACACAAGCAAGGAATACCGAGAGTAGCTGCTTCAACAAACTTAATATCTGACTTAGAGTTATTGAAGTTATTCTCAGTAAGAGGAGCTACCATCAACTGAGCATTAAGACCAACAATGAAGTTAGGGTACTCAAGTAGACTCTTCCATTGATAGAACTCAATCTTACCGCTCTTAATAAGATCTTCAAGAGGTGGAGGATAAGCTCCTACAAAGATCCATTGATACTTGTCAACAGTCTTACGAACAATATCATTAACATGACTGAAGTCATCTTTACCACCATTCTTATTACCTACATCATAGTGAGCACCAGAACCAGTATAAAGAACTCTTGGCTTACGCTTATTGGAGTCATAGTTCTGCTGAATCTTCTTACGGTCGAAAAGATATCCCATCCAGTTATAAGGAACAAAGTTAGGAATGACAGTTACTTTCTGATTAGTAAGCTTTGATTGGAATAGCTTACGCATAAAGTCGCAAGTAAGAGTAATCTCATCTGCCATGTCCATAATCTCAACACAGTTAGCACGAACCTCTTCAGTATCGAAAGCAAACTTGAACTTATTATAATCAGGAATCTCTTCACGGAAGACAACATCATCAACTTCGTAAATAATCTTGAAGCCAAACTCTTGCTGAACCTTCTTAAGGTGCTTTGTAAACTCAACTTGTGACTTAGAAGCTTGACGTTGAAGAGTAACTGCCTTTACACCTTGATACCAACGAGGGTCTGCAACCATTGCTGTAGTACTTTGACTAATACCACGCTGAGTCATATTGATTACATTCTCAGGCCAAATCAAACGCCAATGACCACAACCTGAATAATCAGCGAGGTAATTAATAAAGCGAGGCATACCTGCTTCACGAGGTTGAGGCTTCTTAGGCTGCTGTTGTACTTGAGCCATTGTACGACCTCCAGGTAAAGGAGAGCCGAAGGGCTGCGGAAAAGGGTTACTACCAATCATCGAGATAATTGTATACTACAGATCAGTATAATCAACCCTTTTCGAGATACCATTTTCCTTTTCTATGAAAATAACCTCTCCAGTAACAGCCTTAATAGATTCCTTACGGTGAGAGATAACAATCGAACACTCGTCAAGCTCTTCAGTACGCTCTTGTAGAATCTGAGTTACAAGTTCAATACCTTTCTCATCGAAAGAAGAGTCAAACAACTCATCATAGATAGCAATGTTATACTTAACACCACCTTGAAGCCTTCTCATATCAGAGAAAGTAAACAAGCAAGCAAGGTCAATAGACTTACGCTCAGCTCCAGAGAAGTTATGATAAGAACAAATCTTATTCTTCTCGTTAGTAATCTCTTCCTCAAAGTATTCGTTGAACATACAAATAGAGTTAGAGTCAAGCTTACGAAGATAAGTAAGAAGCTTACTATTAAGCAATTCAAGAAGTTTATTAACGATGAAAGACTTTACACCTTCTTCTGAAACAACATACTTAACAATATCAAGCTTAGAAAGATCCTTACGAAACTTCTCTACTTTATTTTCAACTTCAGTAAGACGCTTGCCAGACTCAACGATAAGATCATCAAAGTCTGTATCAGTACTTTCTACTTGCTTAAGATCAATCTCAAGCTCAGCCAACCACTCATCAAGTTGATTAATGCGTTGAGCAATACTCTTCTTCTCTTGATTAGCTACCTTAGCAGAAGACAACTCGTTATTCTTAGCTTGAATAGCTTGCTGTACTTTAATC